TAGAGATCAACTCGCTTAACTTAACATTTAGGGAGGGCATTAACTTGCCCTTCCTTTTTAGATAAAGAGAGAATATGTCAGGTACTTATTTAAGTTTAACAAACTCTGTATTAGCAAGATTAAATGAAGTTCAACTTACTTCAGCTAACTTTACGTCAGCTAGAGGCATACAGGTACAAGCACAGAATGCAATTAATGAATCTGTACGATATATTAATCAAAGAGAATTTAACTACCCTTTTAATCATGCAACAGAAACTAAAACTCTTACAGCAGGAGTAGTGCGTTACAGTTTACCGACTAGTACTAAGTCTATAGACTATAACACATTTAGATTAGTAAAGGATAGTGACTTAGGAACATCAGGTGGTAGACTAGGAATACTAGACTATAACGACTATGTTAATAGTTATATAACACAAGAGGATGAGATAAACTCTACTACTGCAGCAGAGGTAATAGATGATTCTGAAACAGAAATAGATTTAACTAGTGCTACAGGTTTTGATAGTACAGGCACAGTATATATTGACAATGAACAAATTACTTATACAGGCATTAGTACAAATACACTAACAGGTTGTACGAGAGGTGCTAACTCAACAACTGCTGCATCACATAGTAATGGTGTTACAGTTACACAATTTACAAAGGGTGGTATGCCTAGAAACATAGTAAGAAGTAAAGATAATAATTACTTACTATTTCCTTTTCCTGATAAATCATATTCATTAAAGTTTGACTACTATACATTTCCATCAGATTTATCTGCACACGATGATACAACTTCTATACCTGCTAGATTTGACCCTATCATAGTAGATGGTGCTACAGCTTTTGTATATCAGTATCGTGGAGAAACACAACAGTATCAACTTAACTTTGCTAGATTTGAACAAGGTATTAAGAATATGCAAACATTACTTATAAATAAATTTGATTACGTTAGGTCAACTTATATACCTAGAACAATGCATGGACAAATAACTACTAGCCTTGGAGTAATCTAATGCCTGATATGTCACAGGTGCAGCCTGTTGCATTTAACTGTGAAGGTGGACTAGTCTTAAACAGGTCTACCTTTATGATGCAAGCAGGAGAAGCACTAGAACTACAAAACTTTGAACCTGACATTGAAGGTGGTTATAGACGCATAAGCGGCTTCTCAAAGTATGTAAGTGCAATAGTTCCTGCCACAGCTTCTGACTCTGAGCCTATACTAATGGTTGCAACATTTGGTGACTTTGTATTAGCAGCTAGAGGAACAAGTATCTACAGTGCCACAGCAGGTGGGAGTAGTTGGACTAGTAGAGACAGTGGACGAACAAGTGCAAATAAGTATAGATTTGAACGATTTAACTTTGATGGCACAGATAAAATAGTTGTTGTTGACGGAACAAATGCTCCTACAGTTTTTAATAGTTCACTAGCAGCCACAGATGTAAGTGAAAGTACAGTAGAAGGTTCTAAGTTTATAGCTGCATTTAAAAACCACATGTTTTATGCAGGTAAGTCTACAACAAAACAAACCATAGTGTTTAGTCAACCTGCAGATGAAGATGCTTTTAGTTCAGGTAGCGGTGCAGGAAGTATCAAAGTTGACGATACAATAACAGGTCTTAAAGTTTTCCGTGATAGTTTGTTTATCTTTTGTGAAAACAGAATATTTAGATTAACAGGTAGCACATCAAGTGACTTTGCAATCACACCTATTACAAGAAACATTGGATGTATTAATGGTGATACAATCCAAGAATTTGCAGGTGATTTAATATTCTTAGGACCAGACGGTTTACGTACCGTTGCAGGTACAGCTAGAATTGGTGACGTTGAACTAGGTACTATAAGCGCAAATGTTCAGTCTATTTTTGATGACAATCTTTCAAGCGCAAGTGAATTTGACTCATTAGTTATACCAGATAAAACACAGTACCGTATATTTTTTACTAAAAGCGGTACAGCACAAAATTCTACTAAGGGTGTTATCTGTGTAATGAAAGGGCAAAGATTTGAGTTTGCTGAAATAAGAGGAATAAGACCTGCATGTACAGATACATTTATAAAATCAGGAGATGTTATAGTCTTACACGGAGACTTTTCCAACGGTTACATATACAGACAGGAATCTGGAAATGACTTTGATGGAACTGCAATACTTGGTAAGTATCGTAGTCCTGACTTAACATTTAATGACGCAGGTATTCGTAAACACATGCAACGAGTAGTTGTAAACTACGCACCTGAATCAACAATAGATGCTGATTTATTTTTACGATATGATTATGAATCAGCAGATTCAGCAAGACCTGCAGCTTACGCACTAGACTCTGGTGATATTGCTGCGATATACGGAACAACAACTTACGGCACTTCTTCTTCTACTGTAGGAACTTATGGAGGTGCATCACAACCGCTAGTAAGGCAAGCAGTAGAAGGTTCAGGATTTGCTGTAGCACTAAGAGTAAATGATGGTGGCTCAACTGCACCATACTCACTCAAAGGATTTCAGTTAGAATATCAATTAGGAGCAAGAAGGTAAATGGGAGCAACATACACAAGACAGTCCTCATACTCTGATGGAGACACGATTACAGCCGCACATACTAATGACGAGTTTAACCAGTTATTAGCAGCGTTTGTAGCAAGCACAGGACACACACATGACGGTACTGCAGCCGAAGGTGGACCAATTACTAAGCTTCTTGGTAATACTCTTACGTTTGGTGCAGGTACAGCAGGAACAGACATTACTGTTACCTTTGATGGTGAAAGCAATGACGGTGTTCTCAAGTGGATGGAAGACGAAGACTACTTTGAGTTTTCAGATGACATACTTGTAGCCTCTACAGAAAAGATACAATTCCGTGACACTGCTATATACATCAACTCTAGTGCAGACGGACAGCTTGACTTAGTAGCTGACACAGAGATACAGATAGCTGCCACCACGGTTGACTTAAATGGAAACTTAGATGTATCAGGGTCAATTACATTAGGTGGCACTGCAATTACATCTACTGCAGCAGAACTAAATATATTAGATGGAGTTACTAGTACTGCTGCAGAGTTAAATATTCTTGATGGCGCAACAGCTACAGCCACAGAGTTAAATGTTATGGACGGAGACACTTCTGCTACATCTACTACACTTGCTGATGCAGATAGAGTTGTAGTTAATGACGCAGGAACTATGAAGCAAGTGGCTTTAACTGATTTTGAAACTTACTTTGAATCAGCACTAGATACTCTGTCTAATGTAACTACAATAGGAACGCTAAATAGTGGTGCTGTTTCTAGTGGCTTTGGTAATATTGATATAGGTTCTAGCAACTTAACAGCAACAGGAACTATATCTTTAGGTGCTACATCTTTTAATGATAACAACATAACTAATGTAGGAAGCATACAATTAGATAGTATAGCAGGTGATGCAGATACAAATACTAGTATAACCTTTTCAGGCTCTGATGTTATTACAATAGCAACAGGAGGTACAACTGCTTTAACTATTGATGCAAGTCAAAATGTAACAGTAGCAGGTGACTTAACAGTTACAGGCGATGACATCACTATGGGAACTAATACATCAGGTAATTTACTTGTTGCAGATGGTACAAACTTTAACTCCGTAGCTGTTGGTGATTTATCTGAAATATCTACAGTAGCTAACGATGATGTCTTCCTAGCCGTAGATACTTCAGGTGGTGGACTAAAGAAAGTAACACGTAGTACAATAGTTTCAGGATTAGCTGTTGGTGGTGTAGCTTTATCAAATATAGTAGAGGATACTACTCCACAGTTAGGTGGCTCACTTGATGTTAATGGTCAAGATATTGTTTCTGTATCTAATGGCAATATTACAATTACACCAAACGGTAGTGGTGTTGTTAGACTAGACGGTAATGTAGATATACAAAGTGGATTGATTGACTTAAAAAACAGTGGTGCAGTTTCTAAGATTAAATTTTACTGTGAATCAAGCAATGCACACGCACAAATATTACAAGGCGCACCTCACTCTGAGTCTGCATCAAATACATTAACACTACCAAGCACAGGTGGTGATGTTAACTTAGTCTCAACTGCTTCAACTGCCACTCTTACAAATAAAACTTTTGGAGATAATGTTAGTTTTGGTGACAACAATATTACTAACGTAGGTGACATTGCCCTTGACTCTATCAGTGCAGATGGCACAGACATTAACGTAGCTGTATCTGACAACTCAGCAACAGCATTTACAATTAAGCAAGGCTCTGACAATTATCTTGTAATTGACACAGCAAACAGTAGCGAATCAGTAGCGATTGGTACAGGTATATCAGGTACTGCAATCTCTATAGGACACAGTACATCTGAAACTACAGTTAATGACAACCTAACTATTACAGGTAATCTTACTGTAAGTGGAACTACTACAACTGTAAATACAACAAATACAACTGTATCGGATAACTTGCTAGAACTAAATAGTGGAGCAGGTTCTAACTCTAATGACGTTGGTATAATAATACAAAGAGGGTCAACAGGCAATGACGCTCTGTTTATGTGGGATGAGTCAGCAGATAAGTTTGCTCTAGGTACAACTACTGATAACGCAAGTAGCACTGGCAACCTCAACATGACAACAGGTACGCTTGTTGCTAATATAGAAGGTAACGTAACAGGTGATGTTACAGGAACAGCATCAACAGCTACTGTAGCAACAACTGTTACTATTACAGACAACGAAAGCACAGACGAA